ATGGAATTCCTTTCAAGAGTTTAGAACCTATTTTTGCGCCAAACTTTGCACCTGCTTTTCCTGCAACTTTAGCTCCCGCTCTCGTTGCCATTCTTCCTGCGCCTCTTCTGGCAATAGTTCCTGCACCTTTTTCAGCAGCTTTCTTACCAAAACTACCCATAATAGCATCAGAACTTGCCATTGCTGCAATGATGGCAAGATTCATAAAGTTTTCAAAATTATTCGCTAAGGTGTCAAACTGCTTAAGAGCATCATTTCCAAAAGTCTTACCAACCAATCCACGAGTTGCTTCTACAGCTTTATATCCAGCATCAACGAATGATATTATTCCATTCAATATTCCACCAGAAAGATTTAAAATCCCCTCTGCTGCTGGGCCAACAAATGATGCCATTTTAATCATCTTTGGTAGATGATCAATCATTCTTACTACAAAGAATCCAAGAATAGTATTAAAAATCCAATTTTTAACCCATCCCAAAAATCCAAATCCAGGAAGTTTTGGTATACTTAAACCTTTTACTTTTTTAGGTTTTTCTTTTTCTAACTCTTTTTCTTTTTCTTGAAGAGCAAGTGCATTTTTTTCTCGAAGTGCAAGTGCTCCACCTTTCTTTTGAAGAAATAAATTATTCTTAACAAGTTTATCGAGCGTAATAACTTTTTTCTCAATGCGGACTAACGTACCACCACCAGTTCCTACAGAACTTGGCTTTAATGCAGCAAAAGTTCTTGATGGTGGTAGAAACTTCTGTGCGTTAATTGCCATTATTTTCTAACTCCATAGACTGCTTCTGCAATTCTTGTTCCTTTCGGATGAATAGCATTAAAACTGATTGGTGGTTCTTGTGCAGTGGGAGTATTTCTTGCTGGACTATTTCCATTCGGCATTGCACCAATCATACCTGAAGTTTGTGGTTGTCTTTTTGGTAAAGGACGAACATATGTGGAAATTTTTTGTTTGATAAACTTCAAGGTTGGCAACCTTGGTGACGCTGGAGATTGGAATGCATTTTCAGGAACTCTTCCGCCACTAGCTCTGGATAACATACCCATTTGCTCAGCTCTGGTTTTCGTTCCATATTTTTGTGCCATGTGTTTGTAGGCTTCTGCCTGACTCATCGTCCCAATATCTTTTCCTGTGATTTGACGATATTGATCTCTGAAATTTTGAGTGTACCCACTTATACTAGCTGCAGTTTGTGCTCCTCTTGAAGGTGTAGTAGGTGACTGTGCTGCTCTTGCTCTAGCACGAGGTAAAGTAACACTTTTATGCCTTCCAAACATATCTTTAACAAGACGATCTGATGCTCCTGCTTTGGATCGCATTTTATTATATCTTTCTACATCACTCTCTCTATAAGTCTTTAATTGAGATAAGACTCTTCTAGAAGTGAATGGATTATCAAATCCTAAAAGTTTATCTTGATATCCAAGTTCACGTCCTGTTGGAGCCATAACAGTTCCAGTTCCAGGTAGAAAATCAAGTAATCCACCGCCTTGAGCATACACTCCACCAGGGCCAATTGTTGGTACGTTAGTTCCCCCGCCTGCAGCATTCATTGCTTCAAGTGTCCCTACACCAAACTTATCAACAGCACCCTTTGACATGACGAATTCGCCGTTAGTTAACCAGGCAGGTACTTTATCAATTCCACCAGGCCCACTGACTCTACCACCAGAAGCAAAAAGTTTTCTTGCAAATCCACCACCCCAGAATCCTTGTTCTTCTCCACCACTAAACGCTCTTGATGCAAGTTGAGTTCCTGCAACTGCACCAGCAGCAATCAATCCTCCTGATATAGGATTATTCTTAGCAAATCTAAGTAGAGCAACAGATGCTTTACCTAGTTTAGCGATTGCTGTTATTGCAATACGAGTTAAGACTCTGACTCCTTTTCCAAAACGAGTTCCAAATAAAACAAACGCGCCAAGTAATGCAGGCCACCAATCTTTCAAGAATTTAGAAATCGTTTTAATTTTATCTTTATTCTTTGGATCACTGAACCATTCCAACAGTTTAAACACTGCTCTACCAAGGAATGTCATCACAAAAAAGTTGATAATCTTATCTAAGATTGACTGAAATGGTTTTGTAATTGTAGAGACAATATTCTTAAGTGCTTGTTTACCTTTTTCTAATCCTAGTTCTTTTTGCTTACGCTTTTTATTTTCTTTTTCCTTTCTATCATTTTCAACCTGTTTTTTTGTTTCTTTATTTTGTTCCGTAACACTTGATAGAATTGATGCAAGAAGATCATCAATCTTTGTAAAAATATCTTGCTCTGCTCCAACTCCAGCAGCTGCACGAGATGGTGCAAGCATTAATCTTCTTTGTGCCATTCTCAGTGGTTTGGCAAATCCACCCAAACCCAATCCAGATGCAGTGATTTTTGTTTTCTTGACTTTAATTATAAATCTACCTTTCTTACCCCTAACTCGTTTAAATTCTACACCAAAGAGCATTGATTCTTCAGAAGAATAGCGCGACTTTGCCATTCTTGAAGCAATCATTGCTTCTTTCAGATGACGAGAATATTCCTCGTAACTCATTTCGAATTCACTATCAAGATTTAAAGCCCTGACAATTCTTTCGTCTATAGTTTCTGTACGAGGATTACCAACCATTACTTTGTTGCTTTTGCTTGAGTTCTTCTTCCTCTAAATGATTCTTCAGAAGAGCCACATAAATGTCTCTTTCCCACGGAATCATATTTTCAATCTCCGTTAATGAGTATTTATGATACTGCATCAAGGCAAAGTTAAGTTGATAATAATTCTCAAGATCCATATGGATCATGCCTATGCGAAAAAAGACGATAACCCTTCTAAAACTACTTCGCTTTCTACTTCAGTTTTCGGATTGGTAACTTTCACAGTATGAGAAAGTTTAGGCATCGTTTCAAAGAACTTTTCGATCTCTTTAAATTGAGTTGAGTTCATTTGATCCAAGAACTCCATCAGTTCTTTCTTCGTAACATCACCTGCTGTCCACACTTCATCATCAGTATAAATCTTGTCAATACAAGATGCAATTAAATCAAATGATTGATCCATCGTATTGCCACTCAAATCAAAATTGTTTTTGATGAACTGATCGAGTGATGGATACTTCATCTCCATCATGATTGATGAATCTAATTTAATCTTATTAGTGTGATCTTCGTTCTTCTGCACTTGAATCTCATCAAGAGCAATTTTTACAGGAACAGAAGTTTCTTCATCATCAGGACAGATGATATTGATTTCAATCTCTTCTCCAACTGACTTTCCACGGATGTTAAGGAAGAGATATTCAATATCAAAGGTTGGTAAGGTTTCTACCTTAATATTCTTGGTTAAAATGCAACTCTTAATGACAGTCTTGATTGCATTTGTGATTTGTTTTGTATCCTCACTTTCCATCGCAATCACAAGAAGTTTCTCTTCTCGAACTAGGAAAGGACGATATTGAATTGTTTGTCCAGATGATGGCAATTCCAACTCATACGTTGGTGTAGAGATCTTTGGTAAAGGCATGACAACCTATAAAATTCAGTATGATTATTTATTACTCGTTCAACTGAGCTAATGTAGGCCTATTTGGATCTAATTGAACTGTTCTAGGAATATCTGTTGGCCTAGAACCATATAAATTTAAGGAATTTGGATTTTGAGGAATTCCAGCAATTGAATCATTGATTGGTGCTTTTTCAGATCTTACATTATTTGCAATATATCGATCATAAGCAAATGCTACTGTAGTTTTCAGTAATGAAGAACTATCATATGAAACTGGAATAGAATTCACTGCTACGGGAAATGCATTAATAAACGCATATTCCATGGTTTTATTTTTAGACTTTTCTGTTCCAAAGTCTCTTTCAAATTTAGTAATATAAATTGCTGGTGCTTTATAATTTTTAGGGTAATTTACTTTATATGAAAGATTATTTCCTTCACCAAATGCATTTTGTTCTCCAGCAATGTACCTTACCCACATTTCAAAAATTCTAATTTGACTATAATCTTGATCCACATAAAAAGTAAAGTCTGCACGATCATCATACAATCTACGATATGCATGTTTTTGTGTTATTCCAGTAAAATCATTATTAAGTTCATGAGTCGCTAATGAAGATCCTGGAAGACTTGCTTCGGTGCAAGAAATGGACAACAAATCTCTTATTCCACCTCTAGAGAATCCATTATCAGATAAAATCGTATCAAAATTTCCTTCAACAGGAAATTCAATCGAACAAATATAATGAGAAGTTAATGCTGGTTGCAGTAACTGATGTTTTATATCATCTATCTTTTTAATTGATGGTTTGATTCCTGCCATCTAAATACTTTTACGGTATATATTATGTATGTAAGATAATGGGCGAAAGCATCAAAAGTCGTTATATTCCATCGTATCCAAAAAAATATCAAGGCGATCCAAATAATATTATCTGCAGAAGTAGTTGGGAACGCAAGTTTTGTCATTGGTGCGATTTGAACGAAAGTATCATCGCTTGGGGATCTGAAGAAATTCGCATCAAATACTATGATCCTGTTAAGCAAAGAGTGAGGACATATTTTCCAGATTTTATTATTAAAGTTCGTGAGCAGAATGGAGAAATCAAAAAATATGTGATTGAGATTAAACCTAAAAAACAAACTCAACCACCTAAACCAAGATCAAGAACGACTAAATCATATCTAACTGAAGTTTATACTTATGCAACTAACCAAGCTAAATGGAAAGCAGCAGTTGAATTCTGTAAAGATCACATGATCGAGTTTAAAATTATTACAGAGGAAGAACTCGGTATCAAGTAATGGCAGAAGGTTTCGGACAAAGTGCATCAACTAGAGTTGCGAAACTCAAGAAAAAAATTAAAGGATTGAATAATCCAGAACTCATTATGATGAACATTCTGGAGGTTTTTACTGAAAGTGAATATATTCCTGATATTGGTGGATATTATACGTTCATATATCTTCCCAAAACACCAGATATTACTTATGATGAACATCCATTAGTTCAAGTTACCGCAATTGAGCGATGGGGATTCAAGGCTTTTAATTATCACTGGTTAGCAATGCGAAATTATACTTGGATTGAAGTTGTTGGTAAAATGCATACGATTAGAGCAAATGAACTTGAGTATTTGAGATCATTGAGGTTTGAAAAGTTCGTCACTAAATAGATAAAAAAGTTCTATCTAATGGCAATACAGTATACACCATATCCAATCAAAACTGCCACTGGAACAGCAACGGTAAAGACTGCTATCGATCCAAGTAATCCAACAACACCTCCAAGAATTGTAGATAAAAATAATAATACCTTATATGAATGGAATATAACAAATAAAAAATTTGAACCACTTGGATCTAATGACGATGTTCTACCCTCTGGAGTAGGGTTTAGTAGTACAGAAACGTTTGGTGCTTTACTAAATCAAAATCAAGAAACTTTTACTAAAAATACAACTACAATAATTAATAAACTTCCAGATAATCAAAAACAAGGATTTAAGGATGCTAACTCATATCAACCATATAATTCATTAGTTGAAAAGCAACAAGCTGCAGCTGTGGAATCGGGATCATTATTTACTCTAGAAGACGCAACAACTGGAATCAGAGATCTATCAACGCTAAATCAAAGCATCTCATCTGCAGAAATACGCACCGATTATTATAACGCAGGACAACCACTTAAATATCCAATTGATTTTCCAGAAAATCAAGACAGAATTAAATTTACAATGTATAGGTATGCTCCCAAAAAAATTGGAATTGGGCAAAATTTCGGAACTTTTTCTGGTTCTAATATCTCAACAAAAGATAATCAAAAAGAAATATTCGGATCTGTATTTTTACCAATTTCTCCAACAATTAGTGATCAAAATACTGTAAATTGGGGTGGTGATGAAATGACTGCTCTTCAAGCCCTCGCGGCTGCAGCTTCATATGGTGCGATAAAAAATGGAGTTATGGGTGCAGAACAATCTTTAAGAGATGTTGCAAAAGGATTACAAAACGCATCACCAGAATTAAAAGCAGCAGCTGCTGCATTTTTTGCAGGAGAAGCAGCAGGTGGAAACAAAACCTTTTTCTCAAGGGTTACTGGAGCAGTTCTAAACCCCAACCTTGAACTTCTTTTTAATGGCCCACAATTGAGAACATTTTCATTTAGTTTTACATTATCTGCTCGTGAGGAAAAAGAATCAAAAGAAATTAGAAAAATCATTCGATTCTTTAAGCAAGGAATGGCAGTTCAGAGAGCAAAAACAAATCTCTTTTTAAAAGCACCAAATATTTTTGATATTTCTTATCAATTACGCGAAACAAATGAAGATCATCCATGGATGAATAAAATTAAAACTTGTGCTCTTACAAATTGCAATGTAAATTATACTCCTGCAGGAAATTATGCAACATTTTATGATGGTGCCATGACAGCATACGAACTTACATTATCTTTTAGTGAAATCGATCCAATCTTTGAGGATGATTATACAAAACTTGATGAGAACAAAGATACAATGATAGGTTACTAAAATGTCAGCATACTTCCGCAACGTTCCTAATTTTGATTACGTCAGTCGCAATGCTGACGAGAAAAACATTTCAGATTATGCTGCTGTTAAGAATCTCTTTAAAAGAGCAAAGTTTAGAGAAGATATCTTTCAAAACTTAGCATTCTTTACAAAGTATTCAATCATTGGCGACGAACGTCCAGATCAAGTTGCTTTCAAGATTTATGGAGAAGATACTCTTGATTGGGTAGTTCTGCTTGCAAATAACATCTTGAACATTCAAACTGAATGGCCAATGACTCAAGAAGTTTTTGATAAGTATTTAATTGAAAAGTATGGTTCATATGCAAATTTAAATGCGGTTCATCACTATGAAACCATCGAAGTTAAAAATAGTGCAGGAATTGTTATTCTTCCAAAAGGACTCCAGGTTGAACAAAACTATTCAGTAACATATTATGATGATATCATAGGACAAGAAGTTACTCGAACTAATATTACAACCGAAGTCACAAACTATCAGTACGAAGATTTAATTCAAGATGAGAAAAGAAATATCTTTTTACTGAAACCAGATTATTTGAATGTTATCTTCAATGATCTTCAAGATACAATGATATACAAAGAAGGTGCGACTCAATATGTGAGCCGCACCCTGAAGAAAGGAGATAATATCAGACTCTACGAGTGATCAATCATCCACGAGTTTCTGGAAGTAACGCATTGCATCATCTTCGTCTTCATCTTTCTCAGATGACAGTTTAGGAAGCGAAGGAGTAGACTTGCTCTTGCGATAAGACTCTTCCAGTTCTTCCATCACACTCTCTTCCTTGGAGGGAGTTGAGTTATAGGACTCATACTCTTCCTCTTCTTCCATCACCTTTGCTTTTGCAGCAGCACCTTTCTGTCCGAGAACATATCCCAGACGCTTCTCAAGATCTTCA